GGCCAGTTGAACGGGTCTGCGATTGCGGACCAATGAATTGCATTTTCGGCTTGACCAAAAGTCGAATCAAACGTGTTGCCTAAAAACAAAAACGAACCGACAACACCTGCTCTACTTGCTCTAGGAGCATTGGATGTTGCGTTGCCCAATCTGGCAAAATTCAAACTTTGGCCGGTTGTAAAATACTGGGATTCGTCATTCGGGTTGACTGCAATGACTACGTTTCCAAACGCAACGAATTCCCACCGAGCATCCGCAGAACAGTTATACGCTCCTCCGGTTGTTCGGCTCACGTCCTCTGTGCTTGACCAAAGCCGATACAACTTTTCCGTTGTGCCGACAAAATTGTAGGGATTACCAGATCGGTCAATAACCGAAATTGCCCCTCTGGCTCTGTCTTCAATGGCAGTCAGGCCGGCAACTTCACTTAAACCATTGATGCCGCCATATCCCATTGGTTCGGTAATTGTGTTCAGAGCAATAGTCAGCCCTGGATTCCCAGACGAAGGAAGATCCGGCAAGTATTCGCCAAAGAGTACTCTCTGAGACGCTTTCATCAGCGAACCGCAATGTCAGGCTGCATTCGCAGAGGGCCGTGACCAGTACGAGCCCTCCACTCTTGCTGCTTCGCTTGCTCCTTGGCTCGCTCAAACAACTGCGACCACACCAAGGTGCGCTCGTCGGCACCGAGATACGGCGCGCTGTGCATCAGCGACCCATACAGCAAAGCGTCTGGATAATCTCGCAAAACCTGATTGGTCTGGTTGTCCGGCCCAAGGTGTTGCGTGCCGGCTTTGTAGTAAAGCTTGTAACTCTGGGTTCCTGGCTTCGGGCCGATGTAAACCCGGTTGCCGTGGAAGGCCCCAACGCGAGGATCGGCAGACGCGCTTGATTGCGCCTCGTAGCCATTTTGATGACGCGCGACTACGTCAAACGACGACACCGTCACCGGCGAAAGCGTGCGGTCGTCCCATTGAAGAAAAAAACCTTCAACGTAATCTTCAGGCAGGTCGATGTAATCCTGCCCAGCCAAAGACGTACCTGTAGCAATTGCGTCGTTCAGCCGAAGATTCAGATCGCGTTGCAGCTCACTTTCGGCAAGCCAAACGAAATCTGGAATCCGCGCAGCAAGATCATCACGAGCCAGCCAATCGCCAATCACCTCTAGAAGATTGTCGTAATCGGTGAAGGCGCTCACTTGCTATCTCCTGGTTGATGCGCGGAAATACTCCCGATTGGGTCGTCGTGAAATTTTGCCTGGCGATGTCCGGTACTTGAGCCAATCCGGGTCATCAAGCTTTGCTGCGATCTTGGGCCAATCATTTTTGTCAAAGATGTTGATGCCGCGCTGCATCAGTCGATGGACTTCAACCAAAGGGATTGAAGCCACCTTCTTCAACTCTCTTGATTGGCTGTATCCATCTCCTGACTTGTATTCCTCGACGTTCGCCTTCAAAATCGGCTCAACATCCTGAATCGTCTCAATGATGGATTTGCCTTCAGACTTGTCTTCGTGAAAAACGTCTACTGGGCCGTTGCTTGCAATTCTTGTGATTGCAGAGTTGGAAAGAACTTGGCCTCTGGGGCCTTTTTTCCGAAGAATGTCGTCCATCAGCGTCCGTAAGGGATTCCAGCAAGCGGAATCACCTGGTAAGCCGGCGTCCCCGCGTCGGAAATTACTCTGAAATGAGTGTTCCCGGCCACGTTAACAGCCACCATTGAATCAGCAGGAACGCCAATGCCGGTCGTCATTTCGGCAGCGGCTACGCCTGACTGCCCAAACAAAAACGACATTGAATTCGTTCCAAAATTCACCAACACAACCCATTGCGGGTTGTTCGTGTTTGACAACGGCGGGATTGCAATTGCAGCCGAGCTCGTGCCCGATGCAGATCCGCCGACAGTCGATCCGCCAGGCTGAATGACCATTGGATCTCTCCTAGCGCCGAATGATCAGCGTGCAGTCTACGATGCCCGTGGCGGGCTCATCGTTACTTTGGAGTTGCACCGAATCGTGATCTGCGATGAAAAGCTCGGCGTCGGGATACGCAACAAAGCCCGTGTCTACCGCTGTAATCGGGAAATCGATGTCAACGCCGGAATCTGCTCCATTGACCAGAATGTCAGCCGTGCCGGCTACGTCGATTGCTTCCGTCGTGTTGACAGAAAAGCCAATCACTCGACCGCCATCCGGGCAAACAACAATGTCCGTTGTGTCCGCCGCGCCGCCAAGATCCAAATTGCCTGCCGGAATGAAGTAATCGTTCAAAGTTCGCATGATGATCCCCCGCGTTCTGCCGGTGCCCCGACTTCACGGTTGAAAAAGGAAGAGAGGGGACACCCCGACCCCTCTCTTCCCTAATTCACTACGCCGTCGTCAGATCCGCAACGACGCCGTTGCCCGACTGGTTCTTGCCGACCAGCGTCCACTCCGCAAGAAGCTGGCGCTTCTCGGAGTCACCCGTCTTCGACAGCGCGTGCTGTCGGAAGTCTCGCAGATACGCGACCTCCCACAGCTCCGGCGTGAAGCAGTACACATCCCGACTCCGCTGGAAGCGATTCGGGACAACCTGGTGGTCGCCGAAGTCGGAAACATACACGTCGATCGCTGCGACAAGGCGCTTGTCCTCGCCGACATCCATTCGCGTGCTGTTGCCGGTAAACGACGAGATCACGGTCTTGTTGAACGGACCCGCCATGATGATCGACGGATCACCGCCGTTCGTCCAAGCACCCTGAATCACCGACTTGAGATCGCTCTCAAGAAGGGGACGCTGAGTACCGTCAACGGCTGCGGTAAAAACCGATCCACTCCAACCTGTCGAAGTTCCGCCAGCACCTCGACTTTCGTGAACCCCATCAAGCGTTCCGGTGTTCGCCAGGTTGTCGTCGAAAAACGCCGAAACCGAAGCGGCTTCGCCGGCAGCAGCACCGTCGTTGGTTCGCGCCACCGCCGTGTTGTTCAGACCGACACAAGCGTACTCAATGTCGCGCTTCAACTCCTTGCTGCGCTTGGCAAGCTGGTAGCTGAGCTCACTGTCTCGGCCCGCCTTGTCGATCTCCTCCAGCGTACCGGTGACGGCAATCGTCTTGGAGCTGATCTGGCATTGATTGCTGACACGGACAGTCGGAGTCGATGCCAGGATCGTCGGGTCGTCACCTTCGATCTGAGCGTTGCTCGCCGCAGAGGCAAGCTGATCAACCTGCCACTCGTGCTTGATCGCACGAGCCGTGCCGCGACTTGCCATCGTCAGAAACGGCGTCTCGGTGGGAGAAATGTTGTAGATGATGTCAGAGAGATCCTCTCTAGCTCCGACCGTATCTACGACTTCGTAAGTATTCGTGGGCAATGCCATTAGAGAAGTCCTCTGATCAATGCAGCCGCGTCATCGACCGAGCCTGTCTCGTTCAACCGTCCGCGAAGAGCCTGCTGGCGCTCCGCTTCTTGCTGTTGTGCCGATAGCGTTGCTGCGTCGTCCCGCGCCCCTGGTCGCAACGTGCGAGGCAGAAGGCGAAGGCGTTTTTTGACTTCAGGCTTTTGCGCCTGGAGCCTTTCCCATTGGGCAGCCCGCCAAACGGTCAAAATGGATCGCGCATCTTCTAGCGCGTTGATTTGCTCGTCCGAAAAACCGTTTTTCTGTAGGTATTCGGTTACTTCGGTCATTGCGGCCCGTCCGGTTTCGGGCTCTTTCCAATCGGGCCGAAGCGTATAAAGCGTTTCGACTTGCTCTTTTTGCCATTCAACATGCTGAGCCGCCGCTTCCTCGTCGCGGCGTTTCATCTCAGCATCCATCATGTCGAGACTGCGCTGAATGTCAGCGCGACGTGCGTCACGCGTTTCACGCTCTTTCAAATACCGACCAGGATCGGTTTCGCGCAGCATGTCCCAATCAATATTGGGCTCAGCCTGCACCTGAGCGATCAAAGACGCGGTCAGCTTCTGCTGCTCTGCAATCCGCGCGTCGTAATCCGCTTGAAGATCACGGCTCAAGGTGTTGTACTTTTCACGCGCCTGATTGTCTTGCTCAGGCTGCGCCATGTACGCGTTGATCACCTCAGACAAGCTAACCGTGCCATTACCCTCACGGTTGGGCACTTGAACGTGATCTAGAAACTCTGTCTCATCAACTTCAAACGCACTCGCCA